GGTTGAGGGATTTGTTGAAACGAATAAAACTTATAGTTATTCACTAACTCCATCTTCGTTATTATCACAAGGTGGGAATGCCGCATAAGGTGCGATACATCTGTTTATTGCGTCAGGGACTCTTAACTTGATTGACCCCGTCCATCCATTTACATAGTCATCATACGCTTCACCAAATGGGGTCATATCAATAGGATAGTCAAGGTCAAGATTACAATAACATTCCATTCCTGTTGCGTATTTTAGTTGAGCAATTACATCTTTGAGAATGTCTAATGTATCACTATAAGTGTCTAACTCATTATCAAAGTTTTTAGCGTTTTGTATATCCATAATCAAAATGCTAAAATCATAAGTGGTTTCTTTACCATCTGTTTTTGCTCCATTAGGTATAACCCACATAGCAGGATAGAAGGGGGCTTGATTGCCTGTGTTCTGTTGTTTCAATCTCATTTCTGTTTGATAGATGAGTTGCTCAATATCACCGAATCCCCACGATTGTATTTGTTCGTGATAGTCCGCTAATTGACGGAGCAAGTCCATTATCTTTTTGAAATTATAGTATCCAACTGCGTTCGCCATATTATCTGTGTTTTATTTGAGTTTGTATCTTCTGTTGTTCTCTTCTCCTGATGTCGTTTATGTCCTTCATATATGATAAATAGTTTAGAACAAATACTAACGGATATTTAGTAATTTCTTCAATCTTCGTAATATCTTCGTTCGCCAGCGAAACAAGAGTGCCGAACCAACCCCAAAAACTATCAAAGGAACGAACTTCACGAGTATCCAAATCATCTGCGCCATCAATTTCAACTTTTGGCTGAAAGAGCCCTTGAAATTGCCTTGTAAGGTTTTGTCTAAATGAAAAAAAAAATTGGTGGCTCCACGAACATAACGCACGGGGAGCCGCTTGAATGTTTCTGCCTTGGCTTGTAATTCCTTTGAGTTGTAAGGAATATATTGTCCTTTCTCATCTACCTCACGATATAACATCGCCATCATTAGTGGCATTTCTTTTTTCTTTTCGTGGGGTTCTTTGGATAGGTATGTATCTATGTCTATGAACTCACCAAATGTTAGATTCGGTAAATCAAGAAAACGATACTTTTTATCGTTGAAATCAAACTCGTTGTAGAACTTATCCCCACTTTCAGTAAGAAAAGTGGAGATTTCATTAGCAACTTTGACTACTTCCAAATAATCACTATTCTCAATTTCTTCTTCGGTAAGTCCTGTTGTGAATGATAATAACTTTACAGCGAACTCACGCTCATCAGTCCATTCTTGTAATAGAACAAGTTTAGACCACATTTCAACTGTAGGTTCTTCAAGTTCGTATTGTTTCTTTTTATATGTAAAAGTCATCATATAGAAATATCTTTTTTGTTTTTTTTATTCACAACTTACCTAACAACATAAGTTCCATAAGTTGCTTTTTTCTTGAATGAATGATATGATAAAGCAAGAGATATTACTGTATCATCGTGAAACCCATTTGGAGACCCATATTTAATCTTTCTCGTCTTCGGTGAGTATTCGTATGTAAAAACAGAAAGTTCCTTGTATAAGTCCGTATTTAGTTCTGGTGAGGGTAGTTTCAATCTGTTCTCATTCATACCCATAATCAAATCCTCAATCATATTTTGCTTACTATCACTATTTGTAATAAATGGTTGAACTGATGGATATTGTTTTTTTATTTGTTCGTATAGGACATCACCGATGCTATTGACCTCTGCGAAACATACTGGTCTCCACTTCTTTAGTTTAACAACAACTTCACTAATGATGATGTCCCAACTCTTCTGTCTTTCTCTATAGAAATCCACAACCTCACCATCACCATTTACAATAGTCAGGACTGTATAGTCATTCTGTCTTCCAAAGTCCAATCCTGCGTAATATCTTTTTGTTGCGTCATAGTTTGGATAGTTCGGTAAGACACAACAATTTTTCAGGTTTGAGAATACTTCACCCCCATCATCAATAAACTCTGCCAGTATCTCTTGTTTGTAAATCGTTTCAGGTAAAGACATCTTTGCTTCAATCAGTTCATCTTCGGTGATGTATGGTGTATCAAATGATGTGGCGTGAAATGTTTTGTATTGTGGGTAATCATCACTATAACCTCTCATCGCAAGATTGTAAAACCAGTTCCTACCTTTTGGCGTTGATATGAATAAAACCTTCTTACCATTCACAAGGACTGTTGGTCTCAATACTGTATTCCATACTTCATCTTTGATGTATGCCGCTTCATCAATCACAAGGTAATCTAATGTGTATCCACGCAAAGTATCTTCCCTTTCACCTGACCTGAAATACATAACAGACCCGTTGATGAATATGATGGTAAGTTCGCTCTTGTTGATTGACTTTGTAAGTCCCGTTCCTGCGATTGTTTGTGTGAGTTCGGTGAATACTTTTTTTGCTTGTGAATACACAGGGGACACCCACATTCCTACCGAACCATTATCTTCAAGTATCCACTTGAGAAGTAAGTTCATCGCAGTAAATGATTTCCCCGCCTGTCGTCCAAAACAACCTATGATGTATTTGATACTTGTGGTTAAACAAGCGTCAATAATCTCTTTCTGTTTCTTTGTTGGATTGAAACCTTGAACTGTAATTTGTTTATTCACTCGGTTCTCCGAAGTTGAGTTTTATTGATGTCCCTGTGATATGGACTTTATCAGGTTCATTTAGACCTTGTAGTTTAGCAAGGTCATTTAATGCTTGTCTTCCGTTTGTTAGGTCTCCTTGAATAAGTGCTTGTTCGTATATGTCCCAATACTTCTGTGTATGTTTCAAGATTAGTTTGTCTTTTTCTAACTCAAACTTTTTCTTTAGCAATACCCATACTCTACCCCAATATTCGTTTGCTTGTGATTTGGATAAGTTGGATGTGTCCTTCGCCCATTTTACAAACTCACCATACGATAAGTGGTTTTCAAGAATCTCACGAGCAGCATTGTTTATGAATGTTCTTTTTTCAACATCAGTCATCTTCTTTGCGTATGAACCCTTTGGTCTCCCCGCTGGTCGTGGGGCTAATGGTTCAAGTGGAAGTTCATTATCAGGTATGATTATATCAGTCATTTAGTTTCATTTTTAATCCTTGTTGTTCTTTATTGTAGCGTTCTTTCGCTTCTTCGTAAATCTTTTGCTTGAGGTATTCTATGTGTTGGACTACCTCATTTCTTTTTCTAATTCTTTTGTTGTGGGCTTTTCTTCCGCCCCTTACTTTACTTCTTGGCATAATTATTCTTTTCTAATTTCCATTTATATCCATAGGCTGTTTGATTTCCTTTTCTCAAACAATCTTCTATGTGATTGGGTGTTGTATGTCCCAAATGTTTTTCGGCTTGACCTATTGATGTAAATGAGTTTAATAGGTTGTCTTGAAGGTCATATTGGTTGATTACATATTCAGGTTCAAGTTTCCAAATGTATCCACCACGACTATCAAACTTTGTTCTGTTGTATGTTCTCATTATATCCCCGTCATCAATACCTGTCGCTTTTGATGCTTCTGAGCTGTTCTTGTAATGTGCGATGTAATTTTCATCAAGGTCATATTGAACGACCATATATGTTTCCAACTCTTCACCACTTATTCTTTTATTACCGAACTCAACATACTTGGGGTTTAGTTCATAACCGATAAACTCTCTGTTTAATTCTTTACAGGCTAATCCTGTTGTTCCAATACCTGCGAATACATCTAACACCAAATCATTTTCATCTGTGAGTAAGTTGATAAAGTATGAGGGTAATTCTTTGTGGAATGGTGCTGGATGTTTGATGTGGTTGTCTCTTGCTGCTCCCGCTGTTGAAAACCTGAATACATTATCAGGTCTAACAAGTCCTGTATCTCTAACTTTTTTTGGGGCTCTTACCCTCATTCCATCTATCACTTTACCGAAATCATTTGTAGGGGTTTTAAGTCGTTTTACATAAGTTGGGTTAGGTTCTTGTAATGCTCTATCCATATAAAACTTGAGTTTCTTTTGGTCTTTAACAAAGTGGAATATAAACTCTGTATTATTCCTAAATCTCTTTGGACTACCATTTGGTATTCCATTTCTTTTGTGCCAAATATAAGTGTCGTAGAGTTTCAATTTGTTCTGTTTGTTATTAGTTGAAATCAAATCGTAAATAAAGGTATTTCTAACCCCATTAGAACAATTATCGTTTATGTTTAGTATGAAACTACCACTCGGTTTTAGAACCCTGTAAATCTCATTAAAAAGGGGTATAATCCAATCCACATATTCATTAGGTTTTTTGATTGAAATGTTCTTACCATAATTTACAATATCAGCGTAGGGTGGTGAAGTGATAATCAGGTCTATTGAATTATCAGGTTGTGATTTAATCAACTCAAAACAATCTCCTTCTAAAATCATAATAATTTAAGTTGAACTAATTTATTCATTATTTGATTTCTCCACCGTCCATTTTGTTAGGATATACTTTTATGTCGTCATCATAAAAGTTTCTAACATCACCATTTTCATACAAAACAACTTTCCATACAGTATTGACCTGACTTCCATAATCTATCCAAGCAATCGCTTTACCATAACCTAATGGCGTTTCTACATCTATTGTGTTTGTAAGTTCGTGAATTGCTGCCATATTTTATTTATCACAATAATTTACCTTGAACTGGTTTATTCTTTTCGTGTTCTATTCTCGCTTTCGCAATATCCATATA